AGTTGGCCTGGTTGCTGTGGGCCGTGCAGCCGTTCGGGCCGTTCAGCGTCAGGTCGCAGGACGGCAGGCCGCCGGTGTACCCGCAGGTGCCCGGGTCCTTGTAGCGCCAGGCGCAGTAGTTCTTGGGCTGCAGCCGGCGCGGGAAGAGCTTCATGAGCGGGTTCTCGGCGCCGAGCTGGAACTCGACCCGGTAGTCGGAAGCCGACGAACCGACGACCTCGAAGAACTCCTGCACCTCGGGCGGCCCGGTCAGGGCGTCCGAGCGCACGATCCCCACGATGACCCGGAAGCCCACCCCGCCGCCGTGCGTCTCGAGCTTGGCAAGAAGCACGCGGGCGTAGTCGGTGACCCCGAGGGTGACGGTGGGCTGCTGGCCGGAGGCGACCGACAGGTTGATGTCGAACTCGGCAGCCGTGTACAGGTTGCCGTTGATCGTCAGGTCTTCGGTGTTCTTGACGATCCGCAGCGTCTCGATGTCGTCGCCGGTGGCCGGGTCGACCACGGTGACATCCAGCGTGAGAAGGAACGAGACCGCACTGGCGATCTTGTTCTTCTCGATCGCCGTGCTGATCGAGATCGTCTTGTGCGGGGATGCCATGCCGAGATTATAGCAGCCAGTCAGTCCTGACTGCCTACACCTGCTCGAGCTGGAGGCTCAGGTCCCAGAGCTTGGTGGCGCCCAGTCCGAAGTAGGACGCCGACAGGCCGCCCTTGAAGCGCACCGTGTAGACCGTGGTGGTCTCGGGGTCGGTCCAGGTGAAGGTCTCCGAGCCGCCGCGGCGGGCGTCGTAGAAGGTGCGCAGGGTCTGGTAGTCGGCGTGCACCATCGACCGCCAGACGAGCGAGAAGGTGCGCCGCGGCGCCCGGGTGTGGCGCGGGCGGCTGGTCATGTACCCACCCTCCATCTCGGTCATGATGGAGGGGTCTTCGAAGTCGACTTTGTAGCCGTGCGAGTCGAAGCCCGTCGATTCGTGGGTCAGGGGAAAGGCGGCCATCAGCGCATCGCTCCTCGCATGCCTTCACGGAAGTTCCCCGGCTGCGCGGCCGCGTGCAGCACGACGTCCAGGATCATCTGCTTGCCGTCAAAGCGCGGGCCGGACTGGGTCGCCTGAACTTGCTGGCCGGACTGGTTGATCACGTTCACGGTCACGGCAGGCGGGGCGCCCGCCATGGTCACCGGGATCGAGCGGCCGTCGGGCAGCGGGACATAGGCTTCAGGACGGGAACCCTCGCCGAACAGGGCGACTTGCGGGCTCTTGGCGATGCCGCCGTTCGCGTAACGGTTGAGCGACATGGGGCCGAGGCCAGTCATCACTCCGCCGGTCGCCAGGGCAGCGCCGGACGGGAAGACATAGCCACCACCTCCGCCACCGCCGCCGAATAGGCCTGCAAGCCAGTTTCCGGCGCCGCCGGCGAGCGTCGCCAGCGAGCTGCTGATCTGCTTGTTCAGGGTCAGGCGCAGCAGGTCCTGCAGCATCGAGGTGATCATGTCCTTCCAGGCGAGCTTGCCGGTGCTGGTGGCGTTCACGATCATGTCGATGAAGTTGCCAGCCCAGTTCGTCGTCATGTTGTCGATCTGGGAGGTCATGTCCTGTGCCGCCTCGAGCCAGCGCTCCAGCTGGGTCATCGTCTGGCGACGCATCACGTCGCCGGACAACTGGATGTGCTTGGACACGAGGTCCCACATCTTGGTGATCTCGGCGGCGGTTTCCGCGGTATCGCCCTTCTCGCGCTTGAGGCTTGCGCTGTAGACGGTGAACCGCTTCATGATGCTGTCGCGGTACGCCTCAAAGATCGCGGTCTGGCGCTCACGCGTGTTGACGACCGCGGCCGCCTCCAGCTCGTTGTTGCGGCGCGACAGGTCGCTGACGAAGTTCGTCAGGTCGGTCATGATCGCCGCACCCCGGATGCGCGCAGCGCTCCTGTCGAAGTCGTCCATCGCCGTGCCGGTGTCGATGATGCCGGCACGCATGCGGTTCAGGTTGATGATCGCCCGCTCGTAGCCGCCGTTCAGCGTCTCGCCGTTGTTCGCGAGACGCTCCTGAGCATCGGCGAGAGCCTCTTCCGCCGAGGCGGCTTGGCGCGCGACGTTCGCGAGGATCTCGGTGTTCTTCGTCGCGACGATCGTCTCGGTGGTCAGGCGAGCCATGCGCCGAAGTTCCTCCTCGCTCGCTGCCGTGCGCGTTTCGACGTCGCCGGTCTTGGTCACCGTGTCGAGCTTGTTGCCTTTCCCGCGCAGCTTGGCAAGTTCGGCCTGGTAGATCGCATCGAACGACATCACGCCGTCGCCGAGCTCACGCAGGCGAATGTTGGCGGCTTCGAGGTTGCCTTCCGCCTGCTCGATCATTTCGGCGAGCGGGTTGCGAACGTCGGCCTTGGGGGCCTTGTTGCCATCGGTGCCGCTGCCGAGCGTCAGCGTGCCGTACTTCGGCATGGCGGCGTCGATCTTGTTCAGCTCCGCCATCTTCTTTTCTGCTTCTTCCAGCGCACCCTTCGACTTCAGCCAGGTCTCGCTGGTGATGCTGATCTTGTCACGGCGAAGCTGATCGTGATGCGCCTTGACCTGCCGGTAGCGTTCGAGGGCCGTGTCGCTCAACACCTTCTGATGCGCCTTGTCGAGCGCGACTGCCTCATCGCGAATCGCCTTCATCGCTGCCTCGCGCGCCGGCGCCGTCAGGCTCGTGTCCTTCTGGATGTCCGCCATGCGAACACCCAGCTCCGCATGCTGCTTGCGGTACGCGTTGGCGACGTTGTTCGTGCGCTCCTCGAACGCCTTGCGGAAGTCGTCTGCACCGCGCTGCATCTCGTTCTTGATAGTCTGGGTGTCGATCTCCTTCAGGTCGGCCTGCCACTTGGCAAGGTCCTGCTCGTGCTTGAACAGGTCTGCCCGCAGCGCAGCCGCACCTGCGTTGTCGTTCGAAGCAATCGCGTAGTCCAGCAAGCCCTGCGTCTTCTCGATCTTCTTGCCGATCTCTTCGATCCGGGCCTCAGCAGTAACGCGGTCGCCGCGACCTGCGGTGCCGGACGCCAGGGCGTTCTGGACCTTTTCGATCGCCTCCTTGCCCTTGTCGCCCCACAAGATCCACATCGGGATCGCGAAGGACAGGGCCGTCAGCACGGCGCCGATCGGGCCGCCCAGCGCGAGCAGCGCTGCGCGCCAGAGGGTCGCCATACGGGTGAGGATGCCGATGTGACCCGCCGCGGCGATGGCGGCAGCGCTCGTTTGGGCCAGCTTGGTGGCGTTCTCGCGCAGCTTGATGTTCTGCTGGTCGAGGACGTTCATCTCGGACAGGCGGGCGCGCTGCATCATGCCGAGCGCCGCGGCCTTGTCGGTGAGTGCCTGAATCTCTTGACGCGCAGCGGGGCCGCCAGATGCGAAGCGTCGCCGAGAGTCCACAAACTGACCGGCCGAGTTGAATCGGGCTTCGAGCGCAGCGGCTGCGGCAAGGTGCCGGGCCTGCATGGCCTCGAGCGTCGCGTAGTGCCGCTGCTTCATCGCGATGATGGCCGTGTTGCTGGCGATCTGCCCTTCTTTCTCCTTGACCTGCATTCCGATCGCCGCGGCAGTTGCCTTCTGCTGCTCGGCAGCGATGGCAGCCCACTTCGCTCGTTCGGCGCGAACGACATCCATCGCGCCTGACTGCATGACCATGGCAGACAGCTTCGACCAGGCGACAAGGCCCGCAAAGCCGGCGCCGACCGTCAGCAGCACATCCTTCATGCGCACTAGCCAGCCGACCATGTCGGCGACGTTGCGCACGGCGGTGGTCAGGGCCGAGCCCATGCCGGCGGCGAACTGCCGGCCGGCGTCGCTCTTGAGGAACTCGAGCAGCGTGCTCGCCTGCTTCTTCACCTCTTCGAAGAAGCCGGCGTCACCGATCTGCTTGCCGAGAAGCTCGAACTGCGTCTTGATCTGGGCGGTGAGACCGGTCCAGGTCTTCATCATCTCGGCGGCCGCGCCTTGGTTCTCGAGCCGCATGACGATGAACAGGTTCGTGAGTGCCTCCTGCGAGGTCACCTTGCCCTTGGAAATCTGCTTGACGAGCTCGCCGACCGAGACGCCGGAGGCGCGGGCCATGAGCTGCATCGCGTTGGGAATCGCCTCGCCCAACTGCTGGCGAAGTTCTTCCATCGAGATGACGCCCTTGCCGGCCATCTGCTGGATCGCGATCGACGCGCGGTGCAGGGTCTCGCTCGTGCCGCCAAACTTCGCGACCGAGTCGACCAGGCCTTGCATCGAGCCACCCATCGGATCGACGCCGGCGGCCTTGAGCTTGACGAAGCTGTCGGTCAGCGCGCGGATCTCGAACGGCGCGTTCTGCGCCATGCGGATGACGTAGTCGAAGCCCTTGGTCGCCTCCATCTTGCGACCGGCTTCATCATGCGCTCCAGCTCGCCGGAGACGCGCATGACGTTGCGGGGGATGCCGAGGATGACCTGGTTGAAGTCCATCAGCGCGAAGCGGATGGACGCGACCGTGATCATGAAGTTGCGGAACGTGCGCCCCAGCGAGTGGTGCGCGTGCTCCATCTTCTCGGCCGCGGTGGCGCCGCGATTCAGGTCCCGCGTAAGTTGCGACACGACCTCGCCCGCCCTGCGCGTGGTGACGACCATGCCCTTGTCGTTGAAGGACAGGTCTACGGTCAGGTCACCGACGTTCATGGCGGTCGAGGTGTTCCGTGTCTAGGCGGAGAGGTTGCGGAGGAAGTCGAGCCCTTCGCGATCGAGGGATTCAACGACGACGTCGCCTACAACCGTGTCAGCCATCTGACTCTGAAGCTCCTCGGTCAGGGTTGCGTACCCCTCGGAGGACTGGCTGGCCGTGGCAACGTGGAGAGCGTCGAGTCGCTCCTTGCTCGAGACTCGGTCGATGTTGCGACCGATGACCCAGAAGGCGCGGATCGGCATCCCCATCACCTCCCCGTAGGCCATGCTGTAGAACCGCATGACCCGGCAAATCAGGAAGGCGAAGTCGACGTGACCCTCTTTCAGGACTTTCCCGGCGCACCCTCCTCGGTCTTGTTGTCGACGGCATCTTCGATCGCCGACGAGTTGATGTGGTCGACCAGCGCCGTCAGCTGACCGATCGACAGACGCTGCAGCTCCTGCTCCGGCACGTCCGGGAGCGCGTAGCCGACCGTCTTGATCATCAGTCCGATGCTGTCCTCGGGCTTGAGCTCCTTGTCCTCGAACTGACGCGCGTGGCGCGTGAATTCGATGAAGCCTTCGACCGACATCTCCTTGACGGTGTAGGTCTTCCCGCCGAGCGTGACCGTCTTGGTCGGCTTGGCGAGCGAGTCGAGGTTGAGTACCTTCATGCGTGCGTCTCCCGGTTAAAAGGTGGGTCTTGGAAGGAAAAGAGGGCGAGGCTTGTGGCCCCGCCCTCCGTTCAGTCAGTGCTGCCAGCCGCCCCGTTACGGCTTGTTGCCGATGTAGAACAGCTTGCCGGTCGTCGGGTGCGGGTAGCCCGTGAACTCGACGTTGAAGATGCGTTCCTGGTCGAGCTTGTAGGCGAACTGCAGGGCGCCCGGGGTGTTCGCCAGCGGGAACACGAAGTCGTCGGTCTTGTCCGCGTCCGCCTTGGCCGTCGGGTGCAGACGGAGTTCCTTGGCGCTCGCGAGCAGGTCGAGACCCACGCCGTGCGAGACTTCGACGAACTTGGTCGTCGGATCGACACCGCCCGTGAGGGTGGCACCGGAGACCGAGACGACCGAGCTGTTCTCGCCCAGCGTGAACGTGTTGCCGACGACACCCTTGTCGCCGTAGGTCACCGTGATCACGCCGGCGACCGGGGAGTACGTGGCCGCTTCGACCGCGAGGTTGCTCGACGCGTTGAGCTTCGCGACGAGGTTCGCAGCGGAGGCGGTCGCGTCCAGGCCGGGCGCGAACTCGTAGTCGCCGGAAGGCGACGCCTTGCAGGTGAAGACGACGCCGTTGATCGTGATGATGTCGTTCGCGAGGGCTTCGTCCGCGAACGTGATCGTCCCGGTCGCTTGCGCGCCGCCGACTTCCGTCAGCTCCGCACCCGGCATGATCTTCACCATGTTCTCCATCGTGGTCTCGGCGAGGGGCACCTTGACCATGGCGGAACGACCCATGACGTACTCGTTGATGACCGTCTTGCCGAACTGGTCGACTTCGACCTTGTGCGATTCGGACTGGACCGAGACCTCGACGCCGCCCTGGGTGAGACCCAGGTCGACTCCGTCGTAGATCACGCGGCAGACGCCCAGCTTGACGTTGCGAGTGCTGGAGACCGACATTTCTGCTTCCTTTCCTGTTCTGTGGGGTTACGGGTGGGCAGTCACGACTGACTGATAGTAGCTCACCCAGCCTGTCAAGGTCAATGGAAGCGGGTCAGTAGCCCGGGAGGACGTAGCAGGCGTCGAAGTTGGTCGCGAACTCCCAGCGGTTGCCTGCCGAGAGCGGGTACAGGAAGGGCTCCGACCGCGGTCGGATGTAGTTGATCTGCATCTCGTCGAAGGCGTCGGTCTGGCGAGTCAGCGAGATCACGACCTTGTCCATCAGGGCCTTGGCCGTCTTGTAGACCGGCGCCCGCACGATGACCTGGAACGTGCCCTTGCGGTAGCCGGGAAGGTAGTGGTCGATGTCGGTGCCGCCGAAGTACAGGCGCAGCATGGCGCCGGTCGAGACGTCGGCCGGCAGCGCGTGCACGAACACCGTGCGATCGACGATGAGCAGGGGGTCGGCCAGGGCGACTTGCTTGGCGAAGGCTTCGAGGTTCATGGTCAGAATCGTCCGAACGCGTTGCGGGCCCGATCGGCGGCCGCCTTGAGGATCTTCTTGTAGGTTTCCTTGTAGGCGCGGGCGAGGTACTTCCCGCCGGCGCCTGGCTTGGCCTGGGTGCTCTCCGACGGCTGGTAGATGTCCGGCTCGCCAGGGGCCATGAACTCGTGCATGAGCAGCGCGTAGGTCCCGATCAGCTTGCCGTCGTTGCCGATGCGGTTACCGTTGACGAAGACCCGGAAGCTCTTGCGCCGGCCGTCCTTCTCTTCCTTGATCTCGATCGCCGACTGCAAGTGCTGGCGCGAGTTGGGGCTGCCGCCGTGGGCGACGTCCGCGTAGGGCGCGTAGTCCTTCGCAAGCTGCTGGATGTCTTTGGCGCCCTTGCGCATCTCGTCAACGACGCCGTCCACCGCCCGTTCGCCGATCTGGCGCAGGCGGAGCTCGAGCTTTTCGGCGAAATCCTTGTCGAACTTCAGCCCCATGGCTCGCCCTCGATTTCGTAGTGGTCGAGCTTGCCGAAGACGTCGTAGCGCGGGTGGCGCACCTTCACCTTGATCAGCAGGCCGGCGATGGCGATCTGGTCGTCGTGCTCGATCTGCGTGTTGACGGCGACCAGGAAGCGGTTCTCGGTCGTGTACTCGTCGGCGTAGCCGCGCGAGGCAGAGCTGTCGGCGCGCACGGTCGTGTGGCGGTCGGTGTGCTTGTTCTTGACGACCATGCACTTCTCGGCGATCGGATCGCCGAGGGTTCCCTGGCCGTAGGTGTCCCGACCGGTGACCTTGCGCAGCGTCAGGGGGACGTAGAGGCGCAGCAGGCTCACGGGCGCACCACCGACGCGGTCGAGTTGGGGTGGAAGATCTGGTCCTTGATCTCCAGGTAGCTGGCACCTTCGTGGTCGTCGCCCCAGACCGCGACAGCGCGGTCGAGCCCGTTCTTGACCCAGCAGAACAGTGCCGTTTCGACCTGGGTGGTGACGAGGTGATGACGCACGATGGAACGCACCCAGAGGGCGCTATCCCACCGGCGGCCGGCAGCGTCGAGCACCTTCATCTGCAGGCTGTTGATGCGCCGCTGCGCCCCGCCGTTGTTGCCGCGGGTGAGCTGCTCCTCGAGGTAGTGTCGGCGGAACGCCTTCTGCACCAGCAGCCGGTCGCGGACGCTCGCGATGTTGATCTCGTCGAGCGCAGACTGGGCGGCATCGACGTTCAGGGCCTGGATCTCGAGCTCGGCCTTGTCCGACAGCTTCATGCCGGCGGCCGCGGCGCCGGCGCGATAGGCCTCGCCGGTGTGGTCGAAGAACGTCGGGACGAGACCCTGCCAGTAGTCGAGCCATGCCTGGCCGGTCTCGTCCTGGAGCGTGCGCGCCATCGGCAGGCGCTCGAGAATGGCCGACGCCAGGGCGATGCGCAGGCGGCCCTGGAATGCCGCGTGGGCCCGCTGGGCCTGGTCGGCGAGCAGGTCGAGCCGCTCTGGCGTCAGGAACGCGCGATGCGGCATGCGAAGGGGTTCTGCAGGTAGCGGGCCAGGGCCGAAACGACGCGGCGCGAGACCGGGTACTCGATCGGCTTCATGCCGCCGCGGAACATGGTCGAGCTTTCGCCCACCGTGGTACTGAGGACCCCCTCGTCGCGCATCTTCGCCGCCTCCTCGCCACCCAGGAGGTAGTTCGCCTGGATGACCTGGGCCCGGTTCAGGGCCTTGAGGAAGTCGGCCGGCAGGTTCGCGAGGTCGGCCGCGAGCAGGCTTGAGAGGTCACGCCGGCCGTCGACGACGGGGTGGTCGACGATCAGGTGGCTCTGGCTCTCGAACTCGATGCGGTACTCGAGCTGGCAGAGCTGCTCCCTGGCGAAGGCCATGGCCGCGACCTTGTCGGCCCGTGCGGCCGCCTTGAACGACTCGACACCCGGGAGCATCGTCGCGACCACCTCGGCGTTGATGATCGACTGGAAGCTGTTGACTCCGACGATCAGCGGCTCGACCGGCTGCAGAACGTAGCCGAAGGCCTGGCGGTGCTGGCCGGCGGCGATCGTCAGGGTGACCTCGATGATGCGTGCCGCGTAGGGCTCGCCGGTCGGGATCGCGTTGTGAATGGCCGGCACGACGACCGTCGCCCGGTCGACATGCACCGAAGGGGTCAGGCCGAGGCTGGCAGGTGCCAGAAGCTCGACCCCTTCGGCGTCCGTCAGACGCCAGGTCCCGACGTCCGAGGTCACGCTCGAGCCGTCGGTGGCCTGGAAGAGGACCTCGATCGTGAGGTCCTGGTCGGGGACGTAGGTGCGCATGTCAGACCATCGTCGTCATGTCGTCATCGTCCTCGTCGGACGCGGTCTTGGCGGCTTCGGCCTGGTCCGCGGCGGGGCCATCCGGCTCCAGGTTCAGGAGCGCGTCCAGCTCGGCGTCGGAGACGGTCGGCTGCACCTTGGCGACGACGACCTCGGGGGTCGGCTCGAAGGTGGGCACTGATCCGGGCGCACCGCCGGCGGCTACCGCAGCCACGACGGCGGCGACGGGCACGACCGGAGCGGTGACCGTCGGCGTGGCCGGCTCGATCGCCTTGACCACGGTGAGTTCGGCGCCGGTCTCGACCGTGGTGTCGTCGCCGGCGACCTTGGTGGGCTCGGCGGCCGGTTCGGCCGTGACTTCCTTCGTCAGGCCCGACCGGGTCAGCTTGTCGATGATCGCGACGATCGAGTTGCCGCGGATCTCGAGGCCCTTGGCTTCGATCAGCTCACGCAGGCCGGAGATGCCCTTCTCGGTCGCGATCGCTTCGAAGTCCTCGCGCGTCATCGGGACGGTGTTCACCGACGAGGCCGTGCCGCCCTGATGCGAGACCTGGGTCATGTCCGGCATGACCATGTTCTGGTCGACTGCCAGCTTCGAGGCCTGGGTCACGATGTGCGCCGGGTTGTGCGAGCTGCCGTCGTCGGCGTCTTCGCACTGAACGCAGGCGCTGATGCGCTGCGCGATGTAGGGGCTGAGTTCGTTGACCGAGATGCCGTCGACGAACTGTTCGCCGCCGAACTCTCCGGTGTAGCCGGCCCAGCCGGCCTGGATGATCTTGAGCTTCATGGTTCCGTTGTCTCCCGTGTAAGTGACAACGGGGACCCCTTTCGAGGGCCCCCGTTGGTCATCTGTCAGCCGTGACTGCCATCCCGGCTTAGACGTTGGTGACGCCTTCCAGGCGAGCCACCGACCGCGTGCTCTTCAGGGCGAGACCGCAGTACCACTTGACGCGGGTGCGGGTCGCATCCTTGTTCTGCACGGTGCCGATGTCCTCGACCACGAAGCCCGCCGAGTCCCCGCCGTACAGGCCGTGGAGACCGTCGACCTCGTTCAGGCGGACGGCGTAGATCGACGTGCAGACCGCGCCGCTGGAGCCCTTGACTTCGTTCGACGGGAGCCAGTCGTTGCGGATGATCGGCATGCCGTTGTGCGCGAGTACGGGCTGGCCGAAGTTCGGGATCTGGATCATCGAGCCCGTGTTGCCCCCGGTCGCACGGAGCAGCGCCATGTAGGCGCGCATCGTGCCCGAGCGCATCATCAGCGCGTCGGCGCCCAGCGGCACCATGTCGAGCAGCTCGTCCAGCATCGACAGGGTGAACGCGGCACCGTTGGCGCCGGCGGCCATCGTCTGACCGGCGACCGTCAGCTTCTTCAGGCCGTCGAACGACTTGGTGTCGACCGCGCTGTCGCCGTTGACGAGGGTGTCGCGGAACTTGCGGCCGATCGCCTTGGCCTTCGCGGCGATCTGCGTGGCCTTCTGCGGGTTGGTGTCCGACAGGGTCGCGTCGATGAACTTGTCGACGTCCACGTCGCCCGCGAGGATGCGGAGCTTCGTGGTGACTTCGGTGAATGTCGCGGCGTTCTCGGCGACGGTGTCGTTCGGGTCGAGGAAGTCCACCGTCGGCAGCGCGTTCTCACGCGTGTAGACGTAGGCC